AAGATATCAGCGGAACAAGAATGGATATTAGCTAGACATTCTCGTATGGTTGGTAGAGTATTAGACCAAGTAGAAGCAGCGTTACCCGAAGGTAACCAGTGTGAAAAGCTAAAAAAGCTTGTTCAAGTACCGTTGTACGACTTCCGAAATGAGATTTTAAAGTACTTAGACGGTCAGATTGATATAAATTCACACACAGATATATAAACTTCTCGTAGATTTTCAATTCCCCTAGTATAATAAACTAGAACATTTTAGAATATTTGTTCTATTTTTATATAAAGGTCGGCGGTGGCTAAGACCAACCTTTACTTGGACTGGACTGGAATGGAATCATAATGGAGGTTCTCAATGAGTGACGAATTCAATGGTCGTCTTGAGAAGTACATGGAAGGCACTTCACTGGGTCTAGCTGCTTTGGCAGAAGTACTTCAAAAGATGGACGCTCGGCTGACTAAAGCTGAAGAAGTGGACGCAGAGGCTGAAATCGCCAAAGCTGAAGCTGATGAGCGAAACGCTCTCGTAAAAGATGTCGCTTCTGCTGTTGTTAGTATGCTCAAAGCTACTGATGATCTGGATGGCGAAAAGGAACGCAAGGCTAAGAGCAGCGGTCCTGTAAACGCCAGTGGTGACGACTCTTCCACTACTGTTGCTCCTCCTACAGCTGCTGCTGACCAGCAAGCCACTATTCAGGCTGAGGCTGAGGACGACGAAGAGGAAGACGAAGAGAAGTCTTACCCTATGAAGGCTGAAGAGGACGACGAGGCCGAGGATGAGGAAAAGGCTGAGATGGACGAGGATGAGGACGAGGACGAAGAGAAGGCTATGTACGGCCGAATGAAGAAGCAGATTGATGCTCTTCAGAAAGAACTTGCTGACTCTAAGGCTAATATTGCTAAGGCTGTTCAGGAAGAGTCCGAAGCTCGACTACGAAAAATGGGCTTTAAGGAAGAGACCCGATTGGTCGCTCCTAAGGCTACCTTTGGTAAGGATGAAGTAGACATTGTTAAGGCTACTGAATCCGTAGACGTTAATGACCTTGCTAACCTTTCTTACGGTGAACTTCGCAAATTGCAGTTCGCAGTACAGAACGGTGAGGTCACACTTTAATTCTTAGGAGGATTTAGAAAAAATGGCTACTTCGCTTTCAGAATATCTAGCTCAGGCTAACCGAGGAATGACCCAGAGTCTTCTCGGTTCTGAGTACCTGTCAAAGGCGTTCTCCGGAACTGCCCTCGGTGTAGATGGCGGTGGCTCGGTTTCAGGTGATATCTTCACGGCTACTTTCGGTCGCAAGGTATGGCAAGCACTGAACAACCAGACCCGCTTCTTCAACGCACTCCCACGTAATGTGTGGGGTAACACTGCTGGTTGGCGTGTTCGTGCCGACCGTGGCGCAAACCGTTCACAGCCTATTAGTGAAACTGGTTCGTTGCCAACAATCGACGTTTCGGACATTCAGACCGTTTCGTCGCTGCCTCGTATCGTTGGTACGACATTCGCAGCCTCAGTCAAGGCGATGTTTACGTCGCAGCTTGAAGGTGGTGTTGGTGATGTTCTTGCCCTCGAAAACGAGAACGCTCAGTTGGACCACATCAAGGAAATGAACCTTGAGTTGACCGCTCCTTCAGCCGCTGTTGCTACTGCTGGTAGCGGTACAACTGTAACAGTTGACGACGGTTCCCGATTCCGAATTGGTGACAAGTTCGCACTTGACAACGCTGGTACACACGAAGATGCTACCGGTGTTGAAATTACCGCTATTTCCGGTAACGTGTTGACCATTGACTTCACTAACGACCCGGCTGACGGTGACCTTCTTTACGTCCACTCTCGTGCTGGTCTTACCTCTATCGACGACATTGTTACCATTCACGGTACAAACGTAGGTAGCTCAACGACCGACACTCGTGCAAACGTATACGGTATTGAATCCACTCTTACCGAAAGCCGAACTTCTTCTAACCAGTGGAAGACTGCTGCTTCGGTACAGGGCAACTCTGGTACGGGTCGAGACCTCTCACTCAACATGCTGGACACAGCTATTGAGAAGATTCGTACCAATGGTGGTGAGCCAAAGCTCATCCTCATGGGACATGACCAGTACTTCAAACTTGAGCGATTGCTCAACTCTCAGCAGCGATACCTCGGTCAGGAAGAGTATCAGGTTGGTATCGGTTCGGAGAAGACATTCCCCGGAACTCGAACTGGTCTGGTTCTGTCTACTTACATGGGTATCCCAATTCTTCCAGATGCAGACACCACTAAGTCTTACAGTGACGCAGATGGCGAGCTTGGTTCTAACATCTACGTTCTGGACACTGACTACCTTGAGGTAGCAGTTGCTCAACCTACTCAGTACATCGAGAACCGTGACTACTTTGCAGCTTCATCGCTCGTAGTTCGTGGTTTGCTTTACACGATGGCTGAACTTAGGGCACACCGTTTCGATGTTCAGGCCAAGATTGTTGACCTTAACACGTAATCAAAGCTTTCTTTTAGGCGGGGGGGATTACCTCCCCGCCTTTACACGTATCCATGGAGGAAAAATAAATGGCTCTTTCTATTAGCACTACTTCTAGCGGTGCAGAGTTTCCAAAGGGTGTTCCCGGCGATCTCCAATATAGAATAGTTGAAGTTACATTCGACAGTTCTTATCCTACTGGGGGTGAGTCTCTCACAGCCAGCGACCTAGGACTTGATAAAATCGAATTCGTTGTAATTGGCAACGTTGAAGATACTTCAGGGACTGACTATGCATACTTTGCTCTGTACGACTACGCTAACTCGAAAATAAAAGTCTACAATGGTGATGCTAGCAATACAACAACAGACCTATCTTCAACTATTGAGGTAGGAAACACAGAAGACCTGAGTAATGTAAGTGTTCGGATTATGGTCTACGGTCGATAATGGCTGACGAGTCAGTGGACTTGAAATTAGCGGTGTACGCTGAACGCCTAGACCGTTATATTGAAAGCCAATCAGAACTAAACAAAACATTGACTCAAACTTTAAATAGATTAGATACTGAACTTACAGACATAAAAGAATGGCGTAACCGAGTTTACGGGGCGAAGGCTAGTATAGTAGCGGTAGGAGTACTTCTACTGCATACAATAGTAGTATTGGGCGGGATTACGGGATTGATTAGTTGGGTTTATAACCGATAGGAGATAATAACATATGGCAGACTTGATGCATGATGCTTGGTCATCGTGGGAAATTGACCCCAGTACCAGAACATCAACTCATCCGTTTACTAAGTACTATCCGTTTAGTACGACTCTAAGTACTACTAATACGGCTCAGGACTTGTTTACTATAGACCGAGGGAAAGCAGGGGTTAACCTTGTTACTAACCCTTCAGTTGAAAATGCTACCATAACGGAATTTACTGCTACCGGTTCAACTATTAGTCAGAGTTCCACCTACGCTGCGGACGGCTCTAACTCGTTAAAAAACATAACGGATAACGCTGCTGCTGGTGAAGGTTTCTACACTACACAGGTTATCGGGCACGGTTCGTCTGGGATACGTGTGTTGTCTGGACAAGCAGTTGTTAGGGGGGATGGAGGTGCTCCGACAGGGACAGTCCAAATTGTTATAGAGGACGCTGACGGAACTACTTTGGCTACGGGTAATACGGTTACCCTTAGCACATCCTTTCAACAACTGCAAGTCCAGTACGTAATTCCTAAGACTACTAGAGGTACAACCGCATATGTAAAGGTTGTGACCCCAACGCAACAGTCAACAACATTCTACGCAGACAAAATTCATAATGAAGTCCGAACGGATTCTTCATATTCATCATACATAGCAGGTGATTTGGGGCGGGATTACTCTTGGGAAGGTACCGCAGACCTATCAATATCTAAAAAGCGTGTAGATTCCGTTGTGATTAGAGGCATAAGACTGCATACTAGTCACAATACTTACCTTGCCTTTGACTGTGATGCCTCATCATCCACAGGAATTTACATCAAAGCTCCTACGGCAGATGAGCCGCACACAGGTTTCTTTGAAACAAACTTCCCAATTGACTTCAGGGAGAAGATTAGTTTCGTAAACGCTACTGGTATCGAGACTCCAACAGTATATGGAGTAATATGGGGGATTCACCAAGCCTAATGGTTATTGAAGCAGCAACGAACACCGCATACGAAAAATGGCTACAAGAATCTGAAGATTCTATTATTATTCTGGACAAAGCTACATCGAACACGGGGGGTAAAGTTGCCCTTAGTGATATTGGGGATGCCTTAAAAGAATATGAACGAGTATTCAAGGCTGGATTAGCTTCTCCAGCAGAAATCCTAACTCTGAATAGAGCATATCCAAATGAACCTAAATATGCTGAAGTCGTCAAGATATTAGAGTTGGATGACAAAGAACCTGTCGTAGTGGGTGGTCCTGCTTCGGTGGAATTGGTTGACAGGGAAGGGCATCTTATCACAATGTCCGCCCTAGACGATGCTTTTGAACGATACATGAATAATTTCCGAGCTAGGAATGTTATGGTAATGCATTCCGATGTTCAGGTTGGACATGCGCTTCCTGCCTTCATAGCCAAGTCAGGACAGATATTTAAGAGTGGTGTAAAGGACAACGCTCTGTTCTTCATCTGTGAGCTTCGCAACGACACTAAAATTGGGTTGAAGGTCGCTGACCAAATCAAAGACAACAAGATGCGTTCCTACTCTATTGCCGGTAGTGCAACCAAAACGCAGAATATTACCAAAGGCACTAATACTTACATGCAGGTAGACCGGCTAGAACTTGCTGAAGTTACAATCTGTGAAAAAGGGGTTAACCAAGGTGCCCACTTTGAGTTAATGAAGTCTGAGGTGGTTCCAGCATCAACGCCGGGTTCATTCTTTACAGTTATTTCTAAAGAAGAAGTTCCTACTTTCACAGAGATTTTTACGGCTTGGTTTGATAAAGCTAGTATCGTTCCGGGGTTAGGAGCAAAACAAATGGCTGTCCTTGAGAACGAAAACGCTAGGCAGCTACAGAGCCGAGCAATAACATCTCTTTTGGGACTTCCTGATGAAGTTGACTTAGAGAGAGCTAGGTATGCTCCAGTCACATACAGTGAACCCGGAAACATTATCTCTCCTGTAATCGTTAATGAATCAGGGCAATTCTTAGGTGACCCCAACATGGAGGAGATGCGTAAAGCAAGAGACGCATTTGCCGCATGGATGGCTAAGGAAGAAGAAGGTAGGATGGCTAGGTCGCAGTTAGACCGCATCCGTGATATAGCTGATTCACTCTATGGGCTAATTGAGGATGAGGAAGACCTCCCCGGCTGGGTACAAAACAAAATCTCAGACACGCTCCACAACATGGAAGCCTCTGCTACCCACTTAGGCAACAAGGATAAGAATGGATAATTGGGACGTATCCATCGAGATTTTTTCAACTATATTGAAGAAATCTTCGGCGAAGAAGGCCGACCCAGCCCTCTGGAGACGTATAGTATCATCCGTTAAGTCTGGGAGTAAGGGTGGAAGAGCCGGTCAGTGGTCAGCTCGGAAAGCTCAACTTGCGGTTCAACGATACAAAAAAGCTGGCGGTGGTTACCGAGGAAAGAAAACCGGTAAGACTGGCTTAAGTCGATGGACTAAACAGGAATGGGGAACTCGTTCTGGTAAACCTAGCGTACAAGGTCCCAAAGCTACTGGTGAGCGGTATCTCCCGAAGAAGGCTCGTAAGAAGCTATCCCCCCAAGAATATGGAGCTACGACTAGAGCAAAGCGTAGAGACACAAAAGCGGGCAAACAGTTTTCCAGTCAACCGAAAAGGATTGCAAGGAAAACGAAATCAGCAAGAACCTAAAAAGTAAGTATAATAGAGTAAAACGAGTTTGGGTTTAGCTTGGTGGGAGTAGGAGCTTATGAAATACATGGGAAAAGTAAGACCTCAAATATTTCTATCAATTCTTGTATTGGGTATCTTGGCATATTATGGCACTATCAACGATATCCCTGAAATTGCCACAGCCACTATTGGTGGCATTATAGCTTTAGGTATGAAAGTTCTCGAAGCTGAATAGTGGGTAACTATGACGGGATTGCTTTCGTATGCGAGTGCGAAGTTGATTCAGACCTTATATGTCATTTAGAAGATACTGCGGGATATGAGTGTGAATGTTCATGTCTTTGCTATGAATGTAGTCTGTTTTTAGACTAAGGGGGTAAGGCTAATGACTATTACTGAATGCGGATGCGGCGGAAGCTGCGCTTGCGGCACCAAAAAGTAAGGAGGGTTCCATTGAATGGACTTATAGCTAGAGTTACTGTACTCTTACCACTTGTATTAGGAGTATTTGTTGCTATAGCAATGGATGTTGTAGATGACCTCGTAGGCATCGTCACCGCCGTCAAAGACGGTAAAATCACTATAGCTGAACAGGAGGCTATTGACTCACGACGTTCTAAAAGACGATGGAAGGCTCTTAGGGCATTAGCCGGTAAAGCTCCATACTTTACCGTTGAATAAAGTAGGTGATCCATAATCTAGAAAGACCCTCATGTTTGTGAGGGTCTTTTTTATTGTCTAGAAGCCCCGTAGAGCTATTTTTCGTAGGTAGAGCGAGCTAGGAGCTTTAAACGCTCTTGGAACGTATATGCGGGGTATTCCATAGGATGGTTGTATGGGTTAGGCGTTTTGATACCACGCAGAATATAAGTTAGTAACCATCGGTTATACTTACTAAGTAAAGGAAGCTTACACAAGGAAAGAGAATTTGTTAGCTCTTGATCTACCGCATGATAAGCTTCATGGGCATACATACCGAACTCATACAGGAAAGCTTCAGGTTCCCCGGCTTTTAAAAAGAATTCTGTTTTTCGTTCCGGGTATATAGGAGTATAGTTGATTACTCCTCCTATAGTTATTCCTTGTGGACGGGAAGGAAAGAATCTGGCTACCTTACCTATCCGAGACTTTTCGTTAACCGGGGGTAACCACTCCTTCAGTTTGTGGTACTTAGGAAAGGATTTGTGAAGCTCATTGCGAAGTAGCTTTATCCAACCCACGGGAAACTTAAGATAATAATCTCCAGTAATCATGTGGAAAACTCCTTATGTTAGGAAAGGAAAACGAGTCTAGTTCTTCTCCCAGACATCTGCTACGGACTTAGCTCCGTCTTTCTTAACTCGGAAATTGTCTGTCTGTGAATGGCAATTAGGGCACAGTAGACGAATATTCTTTAACCTGTTATCGTTTGAATCACCATTACGGTGGTCAAGCTCTAAGGGCATTGGTTGGGCAAACCAGAACTCCATATCACATTCAGAGCATTTGGGTTCTAGAACGCCCTCGCTGATCAATCGTATCTTTAGTTTGTCGGATTGCATTGGGTATTTATTTGACAAATAATCTTCGATTGGTCTAGTCTTTTCTAGGCGCTGCTCCACATCGTATTTGGTAATAAACGCTGGATGTACTCCTG